AGATTTAGTGCCATGTTAGCGGTCTGGCTGTTGCAGTGGGTGCGAGGATTGCGGTCTGCAGGGAACACATATTCTCGGTTCCCGCTATAGGGTTTGATTGCTTCTAGTAATGCCAGGGCTTGCTCACTGAGCGGGATAATGTGCGCGCGGCGTTTTTTCATGCGCTCAGCAGGAATCGTCCAGATCTGCTTTTCGAAATCGATGTCGACCCATCGGGTAGTCGCAGCTTCTGCTGGGCGGGTCATGGTGTTGAGCTGCCATTCGATCAGGCAACGCGTGGTTCTTTTTATGCTGGCATTTGCAATTGCTACCATGAGCTCTTTCAGCTCATCGGGAGCTAGCGCAGCCATGTTTTTCTTTTTCGGTTTCTTGAAGACTGAACGAATCCCGCTGAGCGGATTCGCGTGAATCAGGCCAGAGTTGACCCCGTATGTCATGATCTCGTTGAGGCGCTGTGACAGCCGTTTAACGGTTTCAAGGCTGCCTTTGGTTTCGAGTGGCCGAAGCAGATTGATAACTTGTGGCGCACTGATGGCTGAGATCGGTGTGGTGCCTAAATCAGGGAAGACGTGCAGCGCCAGCGAGCGCCAGATATCTTCAGCATAAGCTGGTGTAACCGAGTCTTTTTTGAGCTCATACCAAGCCGTCGCTACGTTCTGAAAAGTATGCTCCGTTTCAGCCTTCTTAGCTTGCTTCAGGGTATCTCGCTGCTCTTTCGGATCAATACCAGTAGCCAAGAGCTCTCTTGCCTCAATGGTCATTTTCCTTGCTTGAGAAAGAGACAGCTCAGGGTATGCGCCAAGCCCCATGTTGATACGTTTTTTGGTTACAGGGTGGTAGTAGTTAAAGTTCCATAGCTTAGAGCCATTGGTTCTCACTCGCATTTGAAGGCCATCGCCATCAACCAGAACGTAATCCTTCTCTAAGGGCTTGGCGGTTCTGATCTTGAGTTCAGAAAGACGAGTAGCTTGAGCGCACATTGGTATTCCATAAGAGGTTTTGGTATTCCAAAAATTAGCACTTGTGGGCTTGGAATACCATTTGGAATACCGAAAGACATAGATTTTGCTGGACGCTAATGGACTCTGCTGGCGCTGAAAGCCCCGTATTTACTGGATTTCAGGCACAAAAAAGGACGTCCGCGGACGTCCTTAGATGTAATAATGGTGGGCCGGGGGGATTTGAACCCCCGGTCATTTGGCTTGCTTGCTGGGCTACACAGACTAAGTTGCTGAAATGTTGCTGAAGCCGTGTTCTTGCAGCGATTCTTACAGGCCGGCATTCGTGCGATAGCGACGCATCATTTCTTCTCGCTCGCGCATCATTTCGTCGTGCCGAATGCTCTTTTCAGACAGCCCGCCAAAAGGGCGTACTGCCTTCTTTATGTCTGCCAGCGCGGTCTTACCGACATCCGGCAGCTTAAGAAGGTCGATCTCGTTGTGCTGCAGAAGGTCAGTCACGAGATGGATGCCTTCCTTTTCAAGCCGGTTGGCGATCCGTGGAGACAGCCCTATATCATGAACGGTCAGACCGTCCTTCGGGGCGCACGCCAAAGACTCCAGCTGGTCCGCCAGCGCGCGAAGCGCAGCCGCCATAGCCTGGGCCTTGACTCGGTAGTGCTCTGGGTCATCCGAGAACGCCTCAAGCGCCTCATTGGCGATGTTCGTCTTCCCGACACTGACGCCATCGGCGGCGCCCACATCCAAAAAGACCTCTATGTCCAGCGGATCGCACTCGGTTCCTGAGTCTAGAAACGGAATACGGACGAAGCTCGGCCCTTGGCCGTTCTCGCCAAATGATTCCAGAACCGCTTGGATATCGACGTAAGCGTTGTTCGCGTCGAGCTTTTCGAGCACCGCGTCAATTACGGACTTGTCCATTTCTCATACTCCTACTGTATGAATCCCTAACTGAGTGGTTGCGGCAGGCCGGTTAGGGGCCAGCGTTTCGGGAGCTACCCTAGCCGCCTGATGAGTTTACATGATCTGCAGGGATTTGAACCGGCGTCCCGAACTTCTCTGCCGCCTTGCTGCCGGACGTGTCGCCATCGTTCGGTATCCAGCGGCCATACACTCGGGCAATCATAACCCAGCTGCTGTGACCCATTTGTTTTGCCACCCACATTGGATGCTCACCGGCGCTAAGCATCATTGATGCGTAGGTGTGCCGGGTCTGATATGGGTTTCGGTAACGCACCTTTGCTTTGCGGATGGTCGGTATCCAGAACGACTTGCGGATAGCTTGGTCGCCATCGAACGGCTTGCTATATCGCGGGTCGTGGAAAACCTGCGCCCCTGCAATAAAGGTGTGCTGCTTCTGGGCCTGCAATGCTTCCAGCGCCATCGGCAACAGCTTCACATCACGAATGCCCGCCGCCGTCTTCGGCAACTCCGCTTCCTTGGCCGCTTTGGTCAATCCCCGCGAAACTCGGGCCTCGCCCCGTATCCAGTCAATATCTCCCCACTCAAGAGCCACCAGTTCACTTGTCCGCATACCAGTCCAGAAAGCGAACTGCAGCAGGTTTCGGTATTGACCGACAGCCGCGGCTAAAATCTCCCGCTGCTCGTCTTTGGTGAATGGGTCGATCTCATCTTCCTGCTTGGGCTTCTCTTTGACCGAGTAGGTCCACCCGGCCAAAGGGTTGCTTTCGATCAGCTCATCATCGACGGCATCACCCAAGGCCGAACGCAAGCAGCTCTGCACGTTTGCCAGCCGCTTGTTGGATGCATCGATACCGGCCAAGGCATCGCGCACCATCTTGCGGGTGAGCAGGCACAGAGCATGGCTGCCCAGCTTTGGGATCAATACGCCGTTGATGATCTTGCGGTAACCGTCAAGGGTCGAGGCTTTCAGGTGCGCCTCTTTGCGGTCGAGCCACTTGTGCAGGTAGGTTTCGAGGGGAATTTGGCCGGTCTGGTATCCGACCCTTGCAGCGCGCTTTGACTTGGGGAAAGTCGCGGCGTAATCGAATGTGCCGTTGTAGATTGCCAGCTCAATAGCGGCCTTGTGCTGCTCGGCTCGCTTTAAGTTAGCGGTGGTGGGGACAAGCGGGATTCTTTCGCGGCACTGCTCGCCGTCGAGCATGAAACTAATTTCAATGCTCGTTCTGGATGCTGCTCGGACTCCAGTTCTCCCTCTGCCCATGCGTTATATCCCTCCACGCTGATCAATACCCGATTGTCAGGCGCTTTTATCCAGACGGCGCCTTTCTTCCAAGTGCCGTCCTGCATTTTTGTTCTGATTGCGGCCTCAGTGTAACCGCTCTCTTGTGAGAATTTCTTGATCGTCTGATATTTGGCCATCATAAGCGTCTCAGTTCCCAGCGCCTGGCTGAGCATCTTCGGGGTTGTTAATCAATTCCACCGGCACCATCACCTTGTCGCCTAGCTTGGCTGTGACGATGGCGCGGCAGGCGGCTATAAGAGGGGCTTCAGCTTCGCATAGGTGCAAGTCTGGGTTGGGTGATCCTGAATCCCAGCAATTGGCCTCCCAGCAGTTAGCTGCGCTAATGCAGTTGAGGTCGCAGCCGTGCTTTTCGATCAGCGGGCCGCCTTGGCTCCAGTCGGTGGATGGCCTAAACGGCCCAATAACCTGCCCATCCTGTAATAGGTGAGGATGGCTGCCAATAAGCAGGAGGCTCTGCTTTGTCGACATCGCCACCATCCAATCCAGCACCGCACCTTCTGCCTCGGCCACTTTCACTTCGATCATCTGGCTCATTCCTTCACCTTCGTCCTGATACCGGCTGCGTGGATAGCTTCACGGCAAGCGCGCCTGGTTGACTTGATTGCCGACCATTCGGCCTTGTTCATGTCGTCGTCAAATTCGATCTTCGGCAACTCAACAACAACGCTGTCTAGGGCTGCGTTCCACATAAGCCAGCGTTCTTGCTCATCTGCTGGGCCGTAGTAGTCATCGTAAACACCGTTGTGCTTGTCGCGCGTAGGTTGTCCGGTCTGGTATTCGGTTTTGAATCTCTCGCAATGCCAAGCCTCAAACGCCTCGCGCCGCGCTTCGATTAAGTCACTCATGGTTATTCCTCTCTACCCATTAGCGGGGAGCTGGTGGGCTAGGCTGCCTTGCTTGAATTTAAAGCGGCGTATCGGCGCTGACTCATATGTACCTTCAATCGAAAGACATGGAATCGGCGGCCGTCACCTATGTTGATTTCAGGCGCTAGCTCAGCAAGGTCTTCTTCAAGGCGCCCGAACGAGAACAGATAGTCATCACCGTCCGCCCACTCAGGCTGCGATGTTGCCCAGTCCCGAGCGGCAACACACTCAGAGCAGGTGATGAACGAGTCCATGCTGCCTTCCCAGCTACCGGTGATTCGCTGGTACTTTTGCCCGGGATTAATCAGGCCGTTGCATTCGCCGCATTTGTGATGCTTTCGGGCGACTGGATATGACTCAACTTGGAAATCAGCCACAGTAAATCCTCCCGCCCATAGGGCAGTGATAGGTTGATTGGGGGTTGAGCTATGCAGCGAGGGTGGGGCGGTAGGGATTAATCAGAAAAAGTGATTACTTCGGCGCCGCACTGAGCGCAATTGAAGCCCTCAGTCGTGCACATGCACTGCGATATGTCTCGGCCTTTGTATAGGACTCGCACTTCATTGGGCGTGTACTCATTGATTGCGCCGCACTTCTTGCAGGTTGCGCGCTTGGTTACTGCTGGGTCTTGAGCAACTACTTTTGGCATCGATCTAGCTCCTATTCACCCGCCGAGCTTTGCGCTGGGCTTCGCATTGGGCTACCTTGCAATCCTTTGCGCTTCAAGTAGTCCACGGCCTTGGCTGGTAATGCGTGATCTGGAGCGGCTTTGCGCAGAGCGTGGACTAATTGCCGCACAAGCATAGATAAGTCGCCCACTTGCCCAAGTGCCACGTCCCGCTCTCCAATAATCATGCGCAAGTCACTAGGCACCAGGCTGTCCATGCAGTCGTCACGCCTTGCAAAATCCATATCGATACTCATCACTCAACCTCCTGCGCTGCTGCGAGCATTGATTTGTAAACCGCTCGATAATCTTCAGCCGGCCCTAATTCCTCGTCGCAAGGCGTGTACCTCCCTGCTTGAATCATCGCCGCTGTAGGCTCAACCGGCACAAGCACATAGCCTTCTGGTAGTGCGCGGGTGTTCCATTTAGCTGCAACTGCGCTTTTTAGGTCGTGGCAACAAGAACAGGGGAAATCGAAGCCATGCTCGGGCTTTCCTACTGTAGCCCAGACAGAGCCCGAGCATGACGGACATTCAATCGACCAATCCTGCATTTCGTGCCCGTAGTATTCGGTAAATGAACTAACCTCAAAATTAGGAGTACCGCCGCAAAACGGACAAGGCAATAGGTTAGGAGTCATGGCGCATACCTCCAGTAAAACCCAAGGCCGACTTTCGACCACTTAGAGCCATCCGATAGCGTGAACCCATACCATGTTGAGCCGGGGTCGAAACCAAGGCGACCAATCACAAAAACGAACCACTCTTTCTGAATCTCGCTAGGCGTCATGGCGTGGCTCCTTTCTTAATGCTTGGCGTGGCGTTGGTAGGCACCCGTCAACAGGCAATTCGAGCGGGTCGGTATCAAGCGCAAAGCAATGTTCTAGGCATCGGGTATTGGCTGATGATCTGGCATCATGACTGAGTGCCAGGTCTACCCATATCTGCCACCCGCCATCGCCTAGCCGGTTAGTCCTAAAGCCTTCTACCTTATGCGGCACATACGCCTTATTGCTGGAAAGGTGGATAAGTACAAGGTCGCCTTTGTCGGGTAGGTTCTTGCCGTCCCATATTCGTTTATGTCCCATCACTTCACCTCGCCATTGGCAGTTGATAGGGCGGCATCAACAATAAGCCCTAGCTCTGCCTTGCTACCTGCCTTACTTGCAGCGATAAGCGCCTCCCGCAACCGCTGAACCTCACCCTCTAGCCGCTGGTTGGCAGCGTGAAGGGTGCCGTAGTCCTGTCGTAGATTGAACGCGAAGCCAGCCAGCTCGTCACCGATAGGCTCAAGATACAGCTCAAGCTTTCGCGTGCTGATTTGGTGCTGCGTTTCGCAGATAGTCTCCAGCGTGCGCAGTGGTCTACGACGCGAAAGGCTTGCAAGTATTTGCATTAGTCGTGCATCGCTCATACATCACCTTTGCTCGAGAGGATGGCGCGGATTCGCTCTACAGCACGATCTATCGCAGCCTGAATAAACGGCGGTGGCGGCTCATTTGGCGGCGGCGTTGAACTGGTTACGGCGGAAATCATACCCATCAGTGATTCGGTGACTATTTTTTGCAACTCCCGCTCAACCACCACGCTTGTTTCGGGGATGGAGGCTCC